AAGTCTGGATTAATTCCGCCATTGAAAGATTTTCTTCTAGTTCTTCGTAATTTTTCCAATTACCTAAAAGAAAAACTTCCCCTTCTAATGACGCAAGATCTAGATCTGACCAGCCAGAGCCGCTTGCGCTAGAAGGTTTGGGTCGTCCATCTTAATTCCACCGCATACTTCAAGGATTCTATTGATGGTTGGAACATCTAATACATCTTCGAATGCGTCGCGGTCCGCTACCAAATCTGGTAACTGCTTCTCTAGTGCTACTGCACATGCATCAATTAAAAGATCCAAAGTTTCATCTTCGGTTTTTACTTCAGCTGTCTTCTGAATTACTGCCATGAACTTGCGTAGTTCTTTAATCGTAAGCGGCTTCAACTTTACTGTTGCGCCATTTTGTAGTTTAACTTCTTCTACGTCGTATACTGTAGTTGCCAATTTATCCTCCTTGGATAGTGTCTATATGATTATAGCAAAAGGGTTTTAATAACACAAACAGAGGGCCCCCATTTCTGGGAGCCCTCCTTAATTTAAATTAAATTAAATTATGCTGTTACTGTTAGAAGACGGTCAATAATCTTTCCATATTCCTGTCCAGCATATGCTGACTCTCCTGATGGTAGAAGTCTGAATGTTACTGGGAATGTGGTTGGGTTATTACGTGCAAGTGAGAACTGTGACTGTTGTACAGAAAGAACTCTACGTGCATAATATACACGCTCTGCTGAAACAATCTTAGCATTTGATCCTGTTGGACCCTGGCCTACTGCAATAAGTTGACGCTCAACTGGTGCTACACCAAGTGCTCCTGCTGCAAGACCAAGTGTCTTGAGTCCAGCAGTTGTTGGTGATGTCTGTGAGTAATCTGCATTTGTTGTAAGTGTATTTGTTGCTGTAATAGCGGTTGAGTGAGTATTTGTTCCACCCTGACCAAAGACTGCAAGAGTATTCTCAAGCGTTCCTTCTGCCATTTCTGTTGCAATCATAACTTCCATTGACTCCTTGAAAAGCTTTGCTGTGTCAAGAAGCTGATCTACTGTTACTGAACCGTATGTTGGGTTGTAAGTAATCTGAAGACCGTTGTTTGTGTAACCTACGTTACGGTATAGTGCTGTAGAAATATCTACTGCATTAAGTGTATCTGTGAAAGATGTTCCATTTACGAATGCTACACCTGTTGAAGCGTTTGGCTCCATGTTCTCTACGTAACCTGATTGTGTTGAATCTTTTACTGAAAGAAATAGTGGTGAAGCACCGACTAGAATATTCTTTGCATTACCTGTGGCTTGTGTTGCCATAGTTTAAACCTCCTGTTAAAATTTATTGTATTAAGTTGTAAAATTGTTGGCTGGCTAGGCCCTTTCCTCTAAGGATAATGATACGGTATTATACGCTATAAGGCAAATTAAGCAAATCTGCCGTTTACATCTAGTATTCGACTATATTTAATCTCTAATATTACGTCCGAGGACAGGAATCCTTGGAGCTCCTTTGAAGGAGTAGTTGGAGATATATCGGCAACGTATGTATTGTGAAATTTAAATTGAGGGCTAGATTGATCTGATAAATTAATGTCTTTAGCAGAGTCATCCATTCTTCTAAATAGGTCTACCATAAAGTTTGTTATCTCATTTATATCTGCCACGTCTATTGCGTAAATAGTAAATAGTATCTGTTCATTGCAAATCATCCAATTCTCATCATATGAGATGTTGATCTTATCATATACAATATGTTTTTTACCACTTAAAAATTGGTTAAATTCGGCAGGCTGTTGAACTGGAATGATAGGATTTAATATATTGCCAGTGCCAGTAGTATCATAGTCATTTGCATCAAATATATCGGCATCCTGTAATTCTTGCCATAAGTATTTTCTTAGATCTAACATTGCATCTAATTTATAATTTACCATTATGATACTCCTCCAAATGCGTTCTCTACTGCCTGCTTTGCTTCCGCCCTTAACATTCTACCAGAAAATACATATTTTACTTTCCTGACTTCTCTTGGTACTCTTAATATATCTTTCATCTTATATGTAAATATCTTCTGAAACCCAGATTTTTTAATAGATAGATTAACTAAATTACTTGTAAAAAATCTTTTGTAAGCTACTTCAAAGGACTGCTTTGCAGCCACTCCACCAGGCCTTGTAACGGTCACAGAGGCCCCTTTGGGCATGAAAACAGTATATCCTAACCCTGAATCAAAAACTAGTCTCTCAGCAAAACGTGGGGACACTACAACGGGTATTCCCTTTTCCATTATTTCAGCTTTATTTTTAAATACATGCTTTCTTTTTGAATATTTATTTGGGACTGCAGACCTAGATTCATTAAACTGATATGAGACTCTAAAGCCTAAGTCTTCGCTATCTAACTTTTTTAATTTAAATAGTCTTGCTTCTTCCATTCCAGTTTTTTGCCATTCGTAAACATGGTGAAGGGTTTTTGGTTTAATTCTAGATTGAGAGTCAACATAGCTTCCAAAATCTTCATTGATCTGATCAAATATGACTTTATTAAATTTAGCCTTAAATGATTTGCTTGTTGGCAGCTCTGCCATAACCATAGACTTATAATAAATAACGGCGGAAACCTGTGCAACCAAGGTTTCTTGAATTGGGTACTTTGAGCTTGGCTTAGATCCGACTGTTTCTAAAGCAGATGCTGTTGCAACCAATAACTCACTAGACGCCAATTACCTGGTTCTCCGATCTTTTAACAATTGTGCTAAATGCCAAAGTGTTTCCAAATGGGTCTGTCACGGGTGTGCTTCCAACCACTTCAAATACAGTCGGTGTATCTTCTGGGAAGTTGAGCTCTGTCCATATATAATTTCCACCAGCATCTCTAATGTTAGAAATCTTTTGCCTTAATGTTAACTTGTCGTGTGTTCTAATTTCAAGCATCTGAGTATTTTCATAGATATTCCCAAAGGTCTGTCTATCTCCAGTTCTTGAGGTTGAAGAGTTTGATATAAATGCTTTAGCATGGCAATCTATAGTTTTTGTATACTGCCAGCTTTTTTTAATTAATCCAGTATCTTCATCCTGAACATCTGACTGAGTATAAACATCTAAACTCATGCTAAATATAGCATCTACCAAATCAAACATTATATTACTACCATTTGCGTGACTACATAGGAAGAAAGGATTTGATCTACATACAGATTCCCTGTTCCACGGTAAGACTCGCTTGTATATTCAAACTGCCAATCAAATGACTGCACATTCTGAATATACTTATTCCTCCATGCCCTATCTTTCGAGAAGTAATCTTTAATTAAATGTATTGTTGCTTCTTCTATTTCGTCTGGTATAAAGTCCCATCCATATCTTCCCTGAACTTTATAGACATAATCTTTTTTAAACGCTCCCCCAAATGTATCATGATATGAAGGTGGAACTAGGCCGTTTGCAGAATAAACTGTGTTATCAAGCAAATTAGCACGATTAATTCTGATACCAAAACCGCTTTCAGATACTTGAGTATCATATATCCAATTATTTACATTATTAATAGTGTCTATAATTAAAACATCATTTTCGTAAAGTTCATGAAGTGCGTTTATCTTAAACTGAAGTCTTAAAGAATCTGCTCCGTCTCCATAAACTATATGGGTATCATCGTATAAATAAAATGTTTGTCCAGTATAATTTTCAATTATCTTTCTGGCCCATTTTTCTGCCATTTGTATTTCATGATATGTTTTAGCGTTAATATCGCCTGGGTCTGTTCCATATCCTAGATCATCCATAATATCGAACATGCTGGCATACGGAGTGACCACATCAATGTATGAGAAATGTGATCCGCTAATTCCACTAATTTGATAGTTCCATTGAATCTTAAATTTTTTATTTCTGCGAACTAATCCTAATGGCAGGATTATTTGATAGGTTCCAGCATCAACTTCTGATTTTGTTGCTGTTGCGGTATATACTGCTGTAGTTGGATTTACCAATGGAGCAGCTGTAGGATCTTCTGTTATATCATAAACAATGGCTGTTACATCGCCATCAGCATCTATAATGTTACCGCCCCAGAATATCTTAGTTTTAATTGGTGCTGTTTGATCTACATATATCTCTGCCATTATTTTAGGCTTGTTTAGCTATAAAACTCTTGCGCTTCTCTTGGTGTCGCTAAACGAAAACCTTCCTCCACATCAAAAATTTTTTGAGCATCTTCTTCTTTCATTGCTATAAATGGATGTTCCTTTGTAAAGGTATAACCAATAATATCATATCGGAAGTTTTCTCTTGTCATTCTAACCAAAACATTGTCCTTTAGCTGATCCTTTTTTGGATCAAACTTGGGCAATACTTCTTGCGATTCTACATCAGATTCATCTTCAATAGCCTCGATTGTCTTAGCATAAACTGAATAGGTTACGCCTTCTTCTGCAAGTGCTGCAATTATATCTGCCTTATTCTTTAAGCCCTCTGTGTCGACTGCAAAATCTTCTGCAACCTTTTTAAGCTCTGCTACTTTTAATGTCTCAAATGACATATATTTCTCCTTAGTCTAGGTAAAACAATTATATCATTACTAATTTACAATGAAAAGCCCCCATATATAAATATGGGGGCCTTTAGGCTAACCTAAATAATTAGGAAGCAACCTTAACGTTCTTAACTACGACCCAAGCGTCTGCTTGTTCGATCTGGACGCCAACACGAGTATACATTGTGTACTCAATTGAGTCCTTACGTGGCCAGAAGAAGCGGTAAACAGTTACATCA